TGCCGGAGGGGGAGCAAAACGAAAGTAATGCTGAACCTCTAAAACGTCCCGACCTTGAATTATTGGTCATGGGTAAGCGTGTTGGTCTTTCGTTTACTGAAATGAACGAATTGACGGTAAACGAACTTGTTCAATTTGTCAACATCTATGTGAAACAGGAAACAGGAAAACAAAAACCACGTCGCAGAATGGCGACACAGGCGGATATAGACGCCTTCTTTGCATAAAGGTGGTGAGAATATGGCAGAGACAGTAAGGGGTATTTCAGTAGTTATATCAGGCGACACCACGAAACTGGGAAAGGCGCTTGAAGACGTCAATAAAAAGGGCAAAGAGATTCAAGGGGAGTTACGGCAAATCGAGCGTCTTTTAAAATTTGACCCCTCTAACACCACTCTCCTTGCCCAAAAGCAACAACTCCTTTCCCAAGCGATTGAAAATACGAGCGAGAAGCTGAATCGCTTGAAAAGTGTACAGCAACAAGTCAACGAACAATTCCGGAGAGGGGAAATCAGTGAAGGGCAATATAGAGCGTTTCAACGTGAAATTGAAAAAACGCAGCAAGAGTTGCGCCGTTTTCAAGATGCTTTGCGCGAGACCGAGGAAGAACAAAAGCGGATCGCTCAATCTACACGACAACTAGAAACGCTATTCGCGGCAACCGGCAAGACGGTTGACAATTTTTCCGACGCTTTGGGTAGCAAACTAGTCAACGCAATCAAAAATGGCACAGCTTCATCAAAACAGTTGGATGAAGCAATCAAAAAAATTGGACAAGAGGCATTAGGTTCTAATGTTGATTTAGAGAAACTAAAAAAGACGTTGGCATCTGTCGATGATGGAAATTCACTAAAAAAAGTACAAAAAGAGCTCAAAGAGCTATCGAAAGAAGCCAATGAAGCAAAAGAATCAGTCGGTGATCTCGGTGTTGAACTTGAAAATGTTGCTGGTGCGCTCGTTGCCGGTGGTGGGATCGCCGGAGCGATTGAAAAGGCTCTCGATGTTTCTGATCTTGAAGCAAAAATCAATGTCGCTTTCGATGTGCCGGAATCATCCAAAAAGGCCATAAAGGAAGCGGTTCGGTCAATCGAAGCGTACGGCGTGGATGCGGAAGCAGCACTTGAAGGCGTGCGCCGTCAATGGGCACTGAACAAAAACGCCAGTGACGAAGCGAACACCGTAATTGTCAAAGGGGCAGCGGCTGTTGCAAGAGCCTATTCAGGAATTGACTTTACCGAGTTGATTCAAGAAACGCACGAGATCGCATCAGAATTGAATATCACGAACGAGGAAGCGCTCGGCCTTGTTAATTCACTATTAAAAATCGGATTCCCGCCCGAACAATTGGACATCATCGCTGAATACGGGCAACAGTTGCAACGTGCCGGATTTGAAGCAGAAGAAATTCAGGCGATTTTCGCTGCAGGGGTCGAAACAGGGACGTGGAACATCGACAACCTGCTCGATGGTCTCAAGGAGGGTCGAATCCGTCTCGCGGAGTTCGGTCAAGAGGTTGACAAATCAACGAAAGAGTTATTACAGGGAACAGGAATTTCTGCGAAACAATTACAGGAATGGGGGCAGGCTGTTGCTGCTGGCGGCGATAAAGGACGCCAAGCGATGCAAGAAGTTACCAAAGCGTTAATGAACGTCAAAGACGAGACAAAGCGCAACGCCCTGGGTGTGGCTATTTTCGGTAAACGAAGACTGTGCCGAAGTAAAACCGGGCAAATTCGGTGGAGGCTAGAGCCACCTTTTAGGAAGGTATGCTAACACCGAGGTAACAGGGAACACCACCCTGCACCGTAGAGCGTAGGCGGTGAGCGTTAGACGGGAGCAATAATCCGCCCAAGAGTGTCCGGCAACCTTTTGAGGTTGAAAATGTACGCCGAACCGGGCTGGAATTGACCAGCCGTATCCCGTGACAGGGTATGAGGGAAACCTCCGGAAGCAAAGGATAAAAAGCCTTTGCGATAACAAATTGACCATGTGGGAAGACCAAGGCGACAACATTGCCGAAACGATCCTCAACATGAACAAACACCTAGGGGATGCGAAAAACAATCAGGAACAGTTGAATCAAACAGTTTCAGAGATGGATGAGTCTCCCGCCGTTAAGCTACAGCAAGCATTTCAAGATTTAAAAACCGCGTCTGAACCATTACTAAGTGTCATCGCTGATGTTGTTTCTAAAATCGCTGAGTGGGTATCGGAAAATCCAACATTGGCAGCAACCATTACAGCGGTTGCTTCGGCAATCGGAATTATCTTGGGAGCTATGATGGCATTAACACCAATATTCGCATCAATATCGGCTCTAATTCCGATATTGGGCGCCGCATTTGCTGCCCTGACAGGGCCAATTGGAATAGCGGTAGCGGCGATTGCTGGGCTCATCACAATAGGCGTTCTCGTCTACAAAAATTGGGACAAAATCAAAGCGTTTTTGTTAGCAACATGGGACGCAATTAAAGCAGCGGCGAAGGCGGTATGGGACGGATTAAAGTCGTATTTTACGACGATGATGAACATCTATAAAACCATTTTTACAACGGTATGGAATGCAATTAAAACGGCACTGACGACTGTATGGAATGCGATTAAGACAACAGCAAGTACAGTATTCAATGCCATAAAAACAGCAATATCTACCATTTTCAACGCTATTCGTTCGGTCGTAACTTCTGTTTGGAATGGGATAAAATCCACGCTAACATCCATATGGAACGGCTTAAAAAGTACAGCATCGTCTGTGTGGAACGGGATTAAGTCGGCGATTTCGGATGTTGTGAACGGTATTCGTTCAACGATTTCAAATGTATGGAATGGGATCAAATCGACGCTGACTAGTATTTGGAACGGTCTGAAAAGCACGGCGTCGTCTGTATGGAATGGGATTAAATCGGCTATCTCCAACGTTGTTAATGGCATCCGTTCTACAGTTTCAAATGTGTGGAACGGCATTAAATCGACAACGGCAAGCGTATGGAATGGAATCAAAAGTGCTATTACAAGCCCGATTGAAAAGGCAAAAGATACAGTTTTAGGCATCATCGATAAAATTAAAAACGCCTTTTCCCGGTTGTCTATCAAAATCCCGAAACCGAAACTACCGGACATCAACGTAAGTTGGAAATCGTTCGGCATCGGTGATTTATCCGTTAAAATTCCGAAGTTCTCGATCAACTGGCACGCAATCGGTGGTGTGTTTGAAAAACCTATTGTCTTTGGAAATGCTGGATTTGGTGATGTGGAAGAGGCAATTGTACCGTTTGAAGGCAGACATGCACGAAAAATTGCGGGGTTGATCGCAAGAGAAATGCCGCAGCAACAACCGGCAATCAACATTACGCTGAACTACAAGGGCAATAATATCAACGATGCGTATACGATGGTCGACATCATCGAACGTGAACTTGGAAGCCGTATGAACACGAGACTGCGTATGAACGGGGTGAAATGATGATTATCGAAAGGCTAGATGGAACTATGATTGATACAGAACAATACGGAATCAAACTCCTAACTCATTCCATTTCCTCACCCTCCGTTCGCGTTGTGACAGAAGAAATTGACGGTCGTGATGGATATGTCGAAGTCGACACTACCTATGACGGTCGTAAAATACGAGCGTCTTTTTTTATGCACGCGGTCGACCGACACGACTTTCCGTTGCTGCGGAATGAAGTGTTCCGTATTTTTTCGACGAAAGAATTGTTCTATTTTCATGAACCAAACCAAAAGCGGCGTTGGCTCGTGCGAGCGAATAACTTTGACATTGAAAAATTCCCGCCGATTTACGGCAGGTTTGAAGTGGAATTTACGGCGCCGAATCCATACGCCGAATCCATCGGAACCACCCTAGACCCGTTCACGTTTGACGCGGAGCTTTGGCAAATCGGGCAGGGGTTGATTGAAGCTGATGATCTGAAATACGTACACAATACGCCGTCGTTTTGTATTTACAATGCTGGTGATATTGACATTGACCCGCGTGTGTTACCGTTAAAAATCACATTCACTGGAGCGTCGACGAATCTAAAGATTACAAACGTCACAACAGGCGACACATGGCAATACAACGGAGCTACGACTGCTAGTGACACAATCACACTGGATGGTGTGCGTGCGCTTAAAAATGGGACATCGATATTTGGTGCAACCAATCGCAAGCTGATTACGATTAAGCCAGGTTGGAATGACTTCATCATAACGGGAGCAAGCGGAAGTTTTACGATTTCGTTTGACTTCCGTTTTTACTACTTATAGGAGGACGGTGATGCAGCATGTCATCTATGAAATATCCATACCGTGATTTAGGAGTTCCATTCGACCGCAATTTTAGAAATGACCTCAATGCTAACTTTGACGACATCGAGCATGATATACGGATGATCGGTGGCGAAGCGGCACAACAAGCATTAGAAGCTGCACATGAAGCAGAAACGCAGGCGATATACGCTCAACAAATGGGAGACTATGCAGAAGAAAAAGGGGATTACGCGGCACAACAAGGCGATTATGCGAAGGTTCAAGGAGATTACGCAAAATCACAAGGTGATGCAGCTAGTTTAGCGGTAAATAATGCAAACAATGCGTTAGCAGCAGCAAACGAGGCAGTAAATAATGCAAATACTGCAATAGAAAATGCTAATATTGCAATCACAAACGCAAATAATGCGGCAGCAAGTGCCAACGACGCAGCAACAAATGCGAATTCAGCCGCAACGAATGCTAACAACGCGGCTGACAATGCAAATACGCAAGCAATGAATGCGCAAAATGCGGCACAATCAGCAAATGAAGCGGCAACCAATGCCAATGATGCGGCTGATAATGCGAATACGCAAGCGACATATGCCCAGCAACAAGGCGACTATGCTAAAGAGCAAGGAGACTATGCAAAACAAGTCGGAGATGAAAACAAAACACGCTGGCTCACAGCGGTGAACACCTATGCAGATATTGCGACGACATATCCGAATCCACAGTTAGGTGACACCGTACAAACCATTGACGATAGTAAAATCTATCGCTGGGATGGTACGCAATGGGTATGGACACAACAATATAACGCCAATGCAATCACTGACGTTCAAAATAAAATTGGAATTTTAAATAAAAAGACCGAGAGCGTTTTTAGTGTAAAAGAGTTCGGTGCAAAAGGCGATGGGCAAAATGATGATACAGCCGCGATACGAGCAACTATTGACTATGCTTATTCACAAGGAGGTGGAACTGTATTTTTCCCAAAAGGGACATACAAAGTAAGTGCGCAGATTGATGTTCCGTGGGGTGTTAATCTAAACGGAAACGGGAAAGCGGTATTTGAGGTATATCATACTCTTGGATACTGTTTCAACTTACAAGGCAGACACGAAGTACGAGGTTTAAAATTTTATTATCCGCAACAAGACATGAGTGGACAAAATATTGTCATCTACCCTGCCGCAATTGGAGGTTCAAATGTTAACTATACGATTATAGATAATATTGGTATTGGTAATGCATATATAGGCATTGATTTATCAAATGGAACGGGCGGAATCATCATTTCAAATGTTTATGGCTTCCCTCTTTATCGAGGAATAATTATTAACAACTGCATTGATGTAACACATATTGACAGAGTTCATTTTAATCCTAACTATTATGGTACGCCTGCGTTAGATTTAAAACGATGGGTTTGGCAAAACGGGATTGGAATTGAAATCGGTAGACACGATTTCGGTAATATTGATAAAGCATTTGTTCGGGGATATAAAGCACTATTACATTTCACTGACGGTTCAATCGGAGGTGCGGCTAATAATATCAAAGTCACAAACTGGATTGCAGATGCTTGTAATACATTGGCAGTATTTTCTCACCATGCTGGTGGTATAGGTTTTTACTTTGGTACAGGTACTTTTTATTACCCATACACAAACGACCCAAATCCACCGTCACAAAGTAATACATTCTTAAATGTGAACAATGGTGGTGCTACTACTTTTGAAAGTAAATATCTATACTTCATATCAAATAGAGTGTATAGAGCACAAAATCATGGAATTTGGGCATATAACCCAATTGTTTGTATAGGGAACGAATTTACAAACTATGCGTACAAATATACTGAAAGCGACTCAGCAGTTATAGATTGTATACAGCTAAATACTGGAAGTGATGGTTCAATTATTAAAGATAATATCATCGATGGAAAGAACAAAGCGCAAAATAGGTGTATTGCTGTTGTATCATCTTCGAATCATGTGATTGAGAATAATATACTTCTAGGCTGGAAAGCCGCTGATATTTACATTTCATCGGATTCTACCACAAACCAACTTTTTAACCATCCTCGCAAGCAGGTTTTTGCGACAGCAGCACCGACATCTGGTACTTGGAGAACAGGAGATATTGTATGGAACAGCGCTCCAACTGCTAATGGTTATGTAGGTTGGATATGTGTAGCGTCAGGTTCGCCTGGGACATGGAAAGGTTTTGGGCTTATCCAATCGTAAAGGAAGATTAATTGTGACATTAAGTAAAAAACGTAAATTTATAGCTGGTAATATAACATGATAGATAATAAAATATTAGGGGGAATTGTAAATGAATATGTAAATTTGGATAGAGGGTTGTTTATGAGTGTAAACAGTTCAACAATCATTGATAAGTATTTTAAACTTTGGGCTATAGTATTACCAATAACATCCTTTCTTGTTATTCCATCTATTCAAGGTACTACTCCTGCTTATATTTTCGCTCTGTTGTCGATTGGAGTAGTCCCTTTTCTAACTAAGTTTAAAGGTAAAGGAATCAACTATATACGCGATTTACTATTCTTCTTATACATCTTTATTTGTATTAATTTGATTGGACAACTTTATTTGTCGCTTGATGTTAAATTTAATCCTGATTTTTCTACGGTAAGAATCATCGATGATGAGGATATATCAACAATAGTATTAAGAAAATCAATGTTTACTCAATCTTTGTACTTGCTTGCTGCTGCCGCTACTTTTGTGTTTGTAAAGAACTTTTACAAGCAAAGTTGGGATAAATTTTTGTTCTTAGGTGTTTGTATTCTTGGGATTTATGGGGTTTATGAAGTAATATACTTTCTTTTGTTTCATGAAAATGGCGATTTCATTAGTAACAGAACTTTCGGTGACGGCACGCATTCAGGTAGTTTGTTTCAAACAATTAGTATAGGTTCTTTGGTGTTACAGAGATTAAAAAGTCTCACTGGCGAACCATCAATGTACGCTTTCACGGTATTACCATTTTGGATATATTCTGTTCATAAGAAAAAGATTCTTATACACCTTTTCTTGTTTATAACGTTAATACTAACAACATCAACTACTGCATATATCGGAATAATTATATACACCCTTATTCGAATACGTTATTTTGGGGTAAAAGATAAAATCGTTCTTTTTCTCATAGTAATTGGGTTAATTGTTTGTTTATTAAATTGGGATTTCATTTCCATGTTTGTTAATGCGACAATATTAGAAAAATTGAGTCTTAGTAATGATTCTGGAATAGAAAGGTTTATGCTTTTTACAAATCATATGGACTTTTATAAAAATTTACCTCTATTCACACAGATATTCGGGATGGGGTTTGGAGTTGTAAGATCTACGGATATGTTCTCTACTTTATTGGTTAATAACGGTATTGTAGGCTTTGTTCTTTTTACTTTGTTATTTTTCTATCCTGTATTTAAGTTAGAAAATACTTATCAAAATATCGGATTAAAAGCAGCGTTAATTGTTATTTATTTTTCAATGATGATTTCAGTACCTGAATACTCTTATCTTTCTACATGGTTATTTCTAGGCATGGCTTATAATATGATACCGAAACGAAATATTGCTTATAATACAAGTTATACCAAATCAAACCTAAAGATCCCTGGATAAAATGACGCTTTTATCCAAAGGATAGGGGGCTATTTTACATCCTCTATCCTTTTTCTATTCCCATGAAAGGGGTGAACTGATGTTAGTCGTTACCAATTTACAAGGACAGACTGAACCACTACCGGATGTAAATGGCGTAGAGGATATGGAACAGGTAAACGGGGAATATTCCTTGTCGTTTGTCTGTTTCAACACCAAAAACAATGAACACGCCTATCCACTCGTGCAAGAAGAAGCAACCGTCGAACTAGACGGTCACGAATTCCGTATTAAACAGATGACGGAAGTCCGCGACCGTAAAGAAGTACACGCGCAGCACATTTTCTTTGACTTGGTTGACCACTATCAAGAAGGCACGTTCGGAGGAACACATACGCTAGACGAATTCGTGACATATGCACTCACCGGCACGGGCTGGACATTTGAAAATGTAGATGTGACACAATCAGCGTTTATTCCGAACTTTGGTGAAGGTAATGTCGTTGCGCTCATTAGGCAGATTTGCGATGCGTTCGGCTGTGAAGTTCAAATCATGCCTGGCAAGCATTTACGCTTTGCTAAACAAATAGGAGCAGATAAAGATGAACAATTCCGGTATAAGCACAACATAAAAACGATCAAAAAATCTGTTGATACGACGAAGCTAGCGACTGCGATCAAAGGATATGGCGCCAATGGGCTTGTTGTAGAGTACCATTCACCAAACGAAGCGATATACGGAACAAGATATGCCGAACCAATCAAAGACGACCGATACACCATTGCGGAATCATTGTTAGAGCGACTGAAACAAGAACTCGTTGACGTGCCAGAGGTATCCATTGAACTAGAATTATCGCAATTGGGGTTTGATGTAGAACTTGGTGATCGGGTATGGGTGATTTATGAACCATTAGGCATTGATTTTCAAACACGCGTGATGGAAATCAAGCGCTATCCATTTACGAAGCGTAGCCCTGTCGTCACGTTGTCAAACAAAAAGCGTGTATTCACTGATATATTGACTGAAACGAAAATAGACATCGAAGAAAACAAGAAAGAAACACGTTCCCGCATCGAACAAACAAACGAACGTATCACACTCGAAGTCGAACGGATTGACGAAAGTATCGCAACGCTTCAAATCGAAGCAGACAATATACAGCTTTCTGTCCAATCTCTTGACAGTCGTTTAGGTAACGCAGAAGCACAGTTGGTCATACAAGCAAATCAAATTGAACAAAAAGTATCCTACTCTGACTATAACGGAGTCGAGATTGTCTCGCGGATTAATCAGACGCCAACGACCGTGACGATTGAGGCGGAGAAAATTAACTTGGATGGAATTACAAGAGTAAACAGCGCCCTATGGGTTGGTGCGCCGGGCGATTATGCTACTGCCAAGGCAGTAAACTTCCGTTCGGGCGCTTCTATAAGTGTCCTGGCCGGAAGCGATCATTTATATATGGACAGCATGGGCCAAATTTTTATATATGCCGGGTTAGGCGTCCAATTTAGTACACCGGACGGCGCAGGGGCAACGGTTGACCTTTCAACAGCACGACAAGTCATATATGGTGCAAATGCCCCTTCATACGTCCCGAACGCCGGAAACGCGGATACACTTGACGGATACCATGCGAGCGCGTTTTCTTTTTCCGGCCACGTTCATTCGGACTATGAATATGTCAAACCGAGCTCCGGTCAAGCGATTAGACTTGGTATATATACAACAGGCAAGCGGCTGAATCTATATCTCAACGGGTCACTGGTCGGATATATTCCATATACACCTGCATAGGAGGGAATAAAGTATGACGGTACAACTCTTTTTACATGACGGGACAAGTATTACTGCTGAAATGGCGGATTATAACGCGGCTACACTAGCCGAGAGATTGAACGATCCAAAACTCATGATGATTGCGATTGGGAATGTCATTGTGAACAAACAAGCAATCAAACTCATCGCGCCGGTTCAACAGCAATAGTTTAGAAAGGTGTGATTCGATTGGAACAACGTGTTGCGAAACTGGAAGCAGATGTGGACATGCTCCGCAATGATGTTGTCGATATTAAGACTCGTTTAGCCGTTGCGGAGAGTAATATCCGTGACATGAAGGAGGACATTTCAACGATCAAAAGCAACACAACGTGGATTTTACGTTTAATTATCGGCGGCATCGTAGGAGCGGTGCTGTCTTTTATTATTCGAGGAGGGGTTCAATGATGGAAGCTATCTTGTCTATTGAATTTACGGCTTATGTAGCGTTGGCGGTTTTGCTCTATGCAATTCGTGAGGCGGCCAAAATTCCTAATCGTTATATCCCGATTGTCGCGGTTGTGTTAGGCGTGGCGTTCTCGGCGTTCGAGAGCCGCGCCTTTTCGTTTGATGTGCTGATCGAAGGGCTGAAATACGCTTTATACGGCATTGGTTCGGTGGCGGCAATCAAATATGCAATTGAAAAAGCGGGAGGCGATCAATAATGGTAAAAAAAATCGTGATTGACCCCGGCCATGAAGGCGTAACGGGAAATCTTGACCCCGGCGCAGTGGCTAACGGTTTGAAAGAGGCAGAACTGACATTGAAGATTGCCAAACATATTTATGACATGTTGAGCGAATACGAGGGCGTACAACTTAAACTGACGCGAACAGGCAATCAGTCGTTGAGCCTTTCCCAACGCGCTAAAATCGCGAACGATTGGAAAGCTGACTTTTTCCTCTCCATCCATATCAACGCCGGTGGCGGCACAGGCTTCGAGTCATACATTTACAACGGTAACGTCAGTCAAGCGACAATCGCATATCAAAATGTGATTCATGCCGAGATTATGAAAGCAATTGGCGGAGTACGGGACCGCGGCAAGAAACGAGCCAACTATGCGGTGTTGCGCGAAACGAAAATGCCTGCTTTACTGACAGAAAACTTGTTTATCGACAACGCCAATGACGCGGCAAAACTCAAAAGCGAGCAGTTCCTTTTGCAAGTGGCGCACGGTCACGTTCAAGGGATTGTGAAGGCGTTCGGACTTAAGAAAAAAGGAGGGCAAATCACAGTGCAAAAAGATACCGTGAAGGACGACATCACTGGCCATTGGGCAGAGGAAAGCATTCGAAAAGCAATAAAAACAGGAATCATCAAAGGCCATAGTGATGGTCGATTTGGCCCGGATGAACCGGTTACAAGAGCACAATTGGCCATAATTTTAGATAGACTTGGATTATTGAAATAATTGCTTCCTTGCCAACCCGGCAGGGCTTTTTTTATTTTTTGTGGAATGGAATATTGAGGAGGTGATGCCATGTTTGAAATCGTCGGCCGACTGCGTTGTCCCGTTTGTTCAGAGATTGTCCATCCAGACGATAAGATTTTCCTCGACATCATCAACACTGTCATGCATCAGAAATGCTACTACAAATCTCCACAGCGTCGACTTCCAATCAAGGATGAAGGTCTATTCCAGAAAATGCTCCTGAAATATCCGTTTTTCCACGAGGACGCTGAAGATGATTCCAAGTAAAAAGCCCTTCTCATCGGAGAAGGGCTGAGCTTTTAGCTTTGTCGACAAGCTGAAAGAAAAAGCTCCCCAACTTTCTCTTTCCTATTTTTAGAAAGTTTTTATCCGTTATCGTCTTGATGATTGTTTTGAACAATCTGTATCAGTTTTTCGATAGAAACATTGGCTTAGGTAAGAAAAATGTAAAAAATTTAAAAAAGACTTTCAATCAAAATGCTTTTCAATGACCTTCTCGAAGCTCCGGTAAGAATACATGAGAAAACATAATCACTCATAACCCTTTGTGTATCAAAGAGTTATGAGCGATTTACTCACTTAGTGAACGACGGATACCGACTCTATCATGATCACGAATATGGGTATTTTCTCGGTGTATGTTGAATGGAAATCCATTTAAGAGTTGTAAATGCATCCAAGCTCCACGAGCCGTTGAGTCGTCCTAAACCTGAATTTTTCTCTCCACCAAATGCAACTACTGGTTCATCATTAATGGTTCCGTCATTAATATGGATCATGCCAGTTTCAATCTGTTTCGCCATCTCCGCTCCGCGTTCAATATTTGATGTATGGATAGCACCGCTTAAACCAAAATCACTGCTGTTAGCATACTCAATCGCCTGCTGGTCATTTTCGACTTTCATAATACATACAACCGGGCCAAAAAGCTCCTCCTTGGCAATCGTCATATCAGGCGTAACATCAGTAAATATGACTGGTTCTACAACGTTTCCTTTCACTTCTCCTTTTAAAATAGGTGTTGCGCCTTCTTTTATACCTGTTTCAATAAGGTTAACAATCGTTTGAACTTGCCGTTCATTCATTAATGGTCCAATAATTGTTTCAGGGTCTCTTGGATCACCGCATTTCAAACTGGCCACTTTACGTACATATTTTGTTAAAAATTCATCATATACTTTTTCATGAACGATAATGCGATTCGCTGACATACAAATTTGGCCTTGATGTGTAAAGCGGCTGAAAACCGCGGCACTGACAGCAAGATCAATATCAGCATCATCCAAGACAATCAGAGCACTATTTCCTCCCAGCTCCAATGAAACTTTTTTCAAATGACGCCCAGCAACTTCCCCGATATGTTTTCCAATTTTACTCGAGCCTGTAAATGAAATAACCCTTGGAATTGGATGTTCAATAAATCCGTCGCCAATTTCTTCAATTTCAGTTACAACAACATTTAGTAGGCCTTTTGGAAGACCGGCTTCTTCAAAAATTTTGGCAATGAGCGTTCCACCGGCGATAGGTGTATGTTCATGCGGCTTGAGGACAACACCGTTCCCTGCTCCTAATGCAGGAGCGACCGATTTCATAGAAAGGAAAAACGGAAAGTTAAAAGGACTAATCACACCGACAACTCCAACCGGAATACGATATAGGCGATTTTCTTTCCCATCAACTGGTGATGGTAAAATTTTTCCTTCCATTCGAAAAGGATATGTAGATGCTTCTTTGATAATATTGATAACAAGATCAATTTCAAAAGCTGCTTTCAGTTTTGTTCCGCCAAGTTCTTCGATAATGATGTTTTCGATAGATTCCTTATTTTCTTCAATATATTTTACCGCATTTTCAAAAACGGCTCTTTTTTCAATAGGATTCGTATGTTGCCACTTTTTTTGGGCTTTTTTTGCGGATTGATAAGCTTCATCAACGTCTTTTAAGCTAGCACATGTAAATGTTGTAATGATTTCATTGTTGTATGGATTAAAATCTACCAGTTGTCTGTTGCTAGTACCATCTTTCCATTCTCCACTGATATATTGCTTATTTAATAACTTGAAATTTACCATGAATTTAGCCCCCCCAATTTTATTTCTCTATTTCAATATTTTGTCTCGCTATTTCTGCAAGCATCTGGATATTTGTATTGATTTCTTGCATTGTAGCAGACAGTTCTTCAATAGCTGCTGATTGGGCACTCGATTCTTCATTTACTGATTGAATAAAATCATTTAGCTGCTTAATAAGATTCTTCATTTGGTTTGTTTTTTCATTGATTTCTGCGACATGTTGTTTCGAGGTGTTGGCCATTTTCCGTACCTCATCCGCTACAATGGAAAAACCTCTACCATGTTCTCCTGCTCTTGCAGCTTCAATAGCAGCATTTAGTCCTAACAAATTACTTCGATCCGCAATTTCTTTTACCAAATTCGAAATCCCTTCAATTTTACTAACATTTTCGGCTACTTCTTTAGCCTTTTCTGAAACTGTTGTTATTTCATTAGAAAGTTCGGTGATGGAATCGGCCATTGATTGAATCGTTGCAGTTACTTCCTCCACGACTGCTGAAAGATTAGAAGAGATTTCCGATAATTGCATAGCCTTCTCCATATTAACTCCGATTCCAATACCGCCTACAATACGACCGTTATGGTCATGAATAGGCATTGCCTTTGCAATTAAGTCAACACCAAAAAGTTCCTTTGGAACAATAGCAGAGAGAAGCTTGTTTTGTCTGATCGCATTTGTGATGATGTCGCCTTCTTGTAAAGGATCACCAGGTTGTACATTTAAAGAGAATGTTTTAGCCGGATAATTAACAATTAACTTTTCTGTGTCATAAATTCCGACCGTAATGTCTTCATGTACAAGTTGGTTCAGGTATGGGGCCACTTTTAGAAACGCATCGAGTAACTCTACATCCTCAACATTTGTTTTTCCCTTTTCTGCCACATTTTTCACTTCACGCCACCTCCTTAAGAAATTTTTTTCTACTAATCTTATTATCGGAACTAATGTGAAAAATTTTAGCAATAATATGACATATGATCGTGATCAGCAGGAGTTTTGTAAATTTTATCTTAAATAGGCGAGAAGATACCACTTTTAAATGGACACGGTGCAACCCAATAAATTTGTCGTTTCCTTATGAGGCCTTTAAGGAGAGAAATGAAAAGTTATCTGGAATCAAGAAAATGGATTGTTTGCTCCCAACAAATGTAAAACCTGTTCTCTTGATGACGAAACCGTATCGCGTCTACACTCTTATCGATACGTGATATCTGTCCAGAACGATGATCGAGGCGTGCATTCAAGAAGGATATTATACCGCTTTGAGTAGGTCTCTTTAACAGAGAAAAAGAAGGCGGAGTAAGACTCCGGCCTTCTGATTAGATACTTGTGGGTCACCCACAAAACACCCACAATTTTATAGTGGGTTACTTTTTAATCAGGTTAAATAATTCGAAAAACCTTACAAAATCAATAATCGTAAAGTATTGTTTACCCATGCTGTGAGCAAAAATAATTAAGTTTGAAATGGAAGG